ACTTTTTCATCCATAGATGTTTTTAAATGTTTACCCATTAGAAGGATACCAGTCTGGTTGTCGATCTTTTTTCCATGTTGCAAAACCTTTCTTGTGTTTTATATAATATTGTCTGTATGCAGTTATTGAATCACCTACTACTTTAACATCATCAGGCATAGCCTGTGTAGGTTCTGTAAACTCATAATGTGGTATGTTAGTAGGTGTATCTTTAAGCATTTTTCTTAGTTTATAATCTGTTAAATGTATCTTACCGTATCTGTATGTAAACTCATCACATAGGTGAGACCACATTTCATATAACCAATTATAGTTCTCAGCACTTCTTCTTGCCCATACAGCGCTCGGGTGATTGTTATGACACGCCTTGTATAATGTCTGTTCTTTTACAATATCAGTAGCAAGATATCTTTTAATCTTTCTACCGTTCTTACTTCTACCTTCATACTCTAATCCGTCAAGCATTCTATGTGCTGTTGACATCAACTGAGCATACTCAATAATCATTTTAACCACATGCTTGTCTAAGTGTTGTTCAGCACATATCTTGGGATCTTCGTGTAGGTAAAAAACATTCATAATCTATTTACTTTCAGCAAAGTGTAAATAACTTCCTATCATATACTTTGCTTTGTTTATTGGTTTAGCCCCAGCGTGTAACCAAGGCCATAGTGGCGGAAACATTAGTAGTGAACCTTTAGTGCAAGGTGAACCTATTCCTAATTGAGGAAAGGCAGTCTCACCTCGTTCATTGTTATCTAAGTAAATGAAGAACACTAAAAATCTTTTAGATGATTCATAATCGTTTGCGTCAGTATGGGGAAGAAATTGATCTTTGTCATTAGGTAGATATCTTTTCATTCTAATATGTTCATATGTAAAATCATTTGGCCACATTTGATTAGTGATATCACAATTTTTTTTATATTGTATAATATGTTTTTGAAAAACTTTAACTAGTTTATCTACATCATCTTTCCATAAATTCTCATTCAAATTAATTTGAGAAAATGACATTGGATTCTGATCGTGTACTTCTATTTGATCTTGGTTGCTTTCAAATTTCTTTATTAACTCATCACAATAACTATCATCAATAGCATTTTTATATATTTGTATATAATTATTCACTATTTCATCTTTTTAAAAACTTCAGACCAGTGTTTAGACCATTCAGGATTATCACCATAGTGTTTGTAACCTTTAAGATAGTCTATCTTATTTCCCCATATTCTTTTCATATCAGGATCTTTGGCTTTACTTCGTGCCAAAGATAGTCTTGCTATTCGCTGTCTTTTTGATATATTTTCTTCTCTCGTCATATGTGAGTCTTTGTGATACTTCTATTATATCAGGTCCTAGTGTATTTGTCAAGCTCTTAAATTCATCTGAAATCGTATAGTTTCCTATACCTGCCAATTTCTCTGGTACTGCAAAACCAGTTTTATCGTTTTGATCATAGACATATAGTTCAGGACAGTTTGTTAGATACATTACAATATCACCTTTTTCATGTAGCAGTCTGGCTTCGCAATCGAACACAAAGTCATCACCACTCTTTATATTGGTATCATATTTTATTTGAGCACCTTTTTTAGAATATAATACTATTCGATTTATACCATCATCTGTAATTTCAATCGCAGTTTGTGTATTTTCTAAAAATGATCTTACAGTATCTACTGGTAACTGTTCTAGTGCGGGTCTCATTCGCTCATCAAATAATTTAGAAGTTCTCCAATCTTTCATTCTCATAAGTTCACCCATAAGAACCTCTTGATTAGTTAGTGCCATAATATCTATTGGGTGGTGTTTTTCAACCATCACATTTAAAATCTCTAATGTGTTAGGATATATAAAATCATCACCCTCTATCAAAAATAGGTAATCATAATCAGTAGTGCTAAAATGATCTAATACTGTTTGTTTCCCCATACTTGGCCAACCATTAGATATCGTATGAATAAGTTTTACAGATTTTCCTTTACAGTATTCATCTATCTGTTTAGAATATTCTGTATCTAAAGTATTACACACCACAACGCAATCTGTTTGTGGTAAAACACTTTCAAGACATCTTTGAAATTTTTGTATATCTCGACTCGTTAATATTGTTGTAAGTATTCTCAATTTAAATGTATTCCTTTTCTTATTAGTATTCTATAATATCTTTTAAAGTAACCTAATAATTTATTTACTTTAGGTTTAGGAGATATCTTCAATGCCTCTCTAGATATATCGATCAAAAATACTAAACGATTATATGGTGTAGCATTTCTAGCAGTATGAAATGTTTGATTATCGAAGCCATATGTTTCTGTCCAGTGAACCTTGTCAGCATTTACCTCTAAATATAATTCGTCTTTTGTATGTTCAGGTATCACAATAGGTATATGACATCTAACATATTTTGAATCTATATTCTCTAAACCTGTATGCACCGCTATATAACCTCTGGCTGCTAGTATTGAAAATGTGGCTTTATTTACACAATCTCTACCATATTTTTTATGCAAACCTTCAACCATTTCTAAGGTAATTGGGTAGTTTTGTTTTATTCTATTGTATGCTGATAGTGTACTGAATGTTATGCCATCATGTTCTACTTCTAAATTATCAGAGTCTTTACCCCAACACCACTTTTGCTCATATAATATAGGTTGCATTTTCCAATTACCTACAACAAATAAATGTTCAGCTTGTTTCTGATCTTCTTTTATCCACCATCGACTAGTTTTTATTTTATGTAATATCTTAATTATTAAAGGTGATATAACTCTTATAGTGTTAAACAAATTTTCAGGATGATACCATTGTTTTTCTTTCTCATGTTCTTTAGTAAAATAATCTTCTGCTAAGAAAAATCTAGAATTGGCTACAAATTCTTTTCTAATCTTATCTTTATATGAATGAATATACTCTCCTATTTCACCCAAGTCTTTTTGTAAATATACATTTTTAGGCATTTAATTTATTTACTTTGTATTGTTTAATAAAATCTATTTTTGCAGTATTCTTTTTTGCAGCCAGATGTCTGCCAGCTCGAGTAAATGTAATACCATCAACTTCAGGAATTGCTTCATCATATGCTGGATTAAAATTTCTTATTTGTTTTTGCATCCACTCTCCTATTGCGTCAGTACTAGTTCCTTTAGCATACTCACTATCTTTTGCTGTTATATCTAATTGCGATATATTAAAATGTTTTATAAGGTCTAATTCATGTCTCTTATCAGTTTTTAATGCCATATCTGTATAACTAAACTTTTCTGTATCTACTAAAAATTCTCCTAATCCCCAAGGAGGAATTGTACCTGTACAAATAACTGCTGTATCATTACTTCTAAGCCATTCAGTTACCTCATTCTTAGTTAATCCCATATTGTTTGTCCACTCAACATCAAATCTTTTAATTAATTCTTGCTTATCATATTGACCATTAAGTCCCACTCCTGTTTCTAAAGATGGTTGTTGAGATTTCATAATATCTTTATTTATGGCGTAACCATATTTTTCAGGATCTTCTTCTATCAAAGACATATCATTTATACTCTTGACTAATTCACCATATTGATTATCATAATTAGGTAAGTTTATTGTTAAATATCCCATGGCAGCAAAATTATCTTTCCAATGTTTTTTTAACCAGGCAACTCCATCACTAAGAGTATCTATTGTTTCGTAAGGTAACCCAGCAATAAGACTTATGTACCCAGCATAAAAATCACTATTCTTATAAGCATAATCTTTCCACTCTAATAATCCTTCTTTTAATCGACCAGAATCTACACCTTTACCTATTGACTTAGCAGATGAATGATGTAAAGACTCGACACCGTAAAAGTGATTCATAAATCCCATTTCGATATATGTATCCCAAGACTTCTTTCTAGCAATCAGTATATCAGCTCTAGCATATCCACCTAATCTAGGTTTGAATGGTAATTTTTTTATTACTTTAGCATATCTCTCTAACTTTTCGTGATAATCATTTACTGTTTCGTCTGATAATAGGTAATGTTCAGTTCCCCACCTCTCATAGTTTTCTAATAGTTCATCATATAGGTTATTCTCATCCCTACTATGATCATCCCTAACACCCAATATTGGATACGAACAGAACGCACATTGAAATATGCAGCCTCTAGACAACTCTAATGGTAATAACTCCCAACTCTTAATAAAATCTCTATCTTCGTATGACATTGATAGATTCTTTTTAGGAAATGCAGGATAGTCTTTTTGAGCATTGATAACTTTTTTATCACCTACTGATATATACTTTATTTTACTAGTAGTATTATCTTTTAAGGCTTTAACTAATTCAAGCATAGCATACTCGCCATACCCAAATACATACCAATCTAGTTTGTAGGGTAATATTTTATCTAGTGATTGAGTACCACCTAATATGTAAATGTGGGAATAATTTTCTCTTAACCATTCTACAAACATCCATACTGGAGCACCAGAACACTTAAAAACTGTTGATACACAAAAGAAAAGAGTTTTAGCATGGTATCTAGATTTCCATATATCTTTTAGTTCTTCAAAAGTCCAAGCGAATGAGAAATCTAAAACCTCAACATCAGCCCCATACTCTCTTAAAAAAGAAGCTATCTTATGGGCACCGTGTGATCTTGCAATACCGGACTTGTGTTCTCTGTCTTTTTGTAATTCTGTTGTATGTACTAAATTATTATAGCGGTCATAAACTACTTCATCACCTGTAAAGTTTTGTATTCCGCCTATTATAATGCCATGTACATCATTAAGATAAGTCATATTCGCCAAGTTTTGTCTTTATAATATTAATTACTAACTTGGTATATTTAGGGTTGGTGGAAAAACGATATAAATGTATAGACAGTTCTTCAGCAGATATATTAGGATTTTCTGCTCTTGCCATTCTTAGTTCTTCATATGCCCACACCTCATTAATAATACGAACATAGTCTCGTACACTGGCACACTTACTAGAATATACTTTTACACCCCAGCCTGTCCAGTCTTTCTTTGTTTCAGGTAACATCCAGTTATCTGACTTATCAAAAGTTCTAATACCGAATAGATTGTTTGCTTCATCAGCAAATCTAGATTGACCCCAACCAGACTCTAAGATTGCTTGTGCAACAATCATTTCTTTAGGTAGTCTATAATCTTCGGATACAGATTTATAAACATGATCAATACAACTATCTAGTGTAGAAACAAATCGTTCATTTGTATCTGAAAAGATATCAGGTTCTTCTAAAGCACCTCGTATATCATCTATGAAATCTTGATCTACTTTAGGTGTCTCTATCTTAATAGGTTCGATTTCTTCAACAGTCTTATAAGAGTTGTTTAGAAAATAAAATGTTATAACAGTTATGATTACTGCTATTAAACCACTGGTTATATTTTGTCTCATATAAACCTCCTTAGTTCTCTTTTAGTCTTCCACGGTTTACATTCATACCAAGTTTCAGTCGCCTCATTAAGAGGTCCCTCATACTCAACATTAACTTTTCGTGAAATTTTAATTACGCCTTTTACAAAAAGACTCAGAGCAGCTTCGTACTCTTTACACTCTTTATTAGTACCACCTATTTTTCTCTTAGGTGTTTTATGTAGCGCTCTTCGATTGTCTAGTATTTTGCGGATAAGTTTCTTCTCCGATAAATTTAATTCAGTCATAATATAATTAGGCAGTTCTGCCCAGTTCAAGTCCCATTTTGTTAAATTTATTTCTCCATCTGT